TCATTATACACAATATCTGGTGCAGCACTACTGTCTTCGTTTCTTAAGAAATTAGTTATAATAGCAAATTTTTCAGTTATTAGAGTTTGCACTGCTACGTTTTGTGTAAGTGCTATCATTTCGTCTCTTGCAACGTTGATACCAAATATTGTAGGTTCTAATTGATCATTAAGAACTTTACCCGATCTTGCACGTAAATAACTTCTACCTGCTGCAATACTTTGGTAATTTGTACCTAAAACAATATCACCTATTACAGCATCAATAATAAATCTTGTGTCTCTTTTACAAACTTCTTCATCGTAAAAGAACGGTGGTGTAATTTGTCTTGATTCTGTAATGTAATAAAATGTATTGTCGTTTAAGAATTGTGCAATACTACCAACCTGTGGTTTATCTCTCAAGCTACCTATTCTAATCAAACTATTTGTTGATAAGTTAATAGTTCCTTCTGCACGTATTTGCGGATCACCTCCTACAAATTGGACAGCAGGCACTCTTTCGTATCCTGATCCTTGATCAATTATTGTTACACCTGCAATGTTACCTGTAGTTGCATCTAATACTGCGGTTGCTGTTGCTTGTGTACCACCTGCTCCAGTAGGAGCATCAATTACAACAGCAGGAGTGTTTACATATCCAACACCCGGACTTGTAACTGTAATACTTGCAACACTTGAATAATAATCTTGAACTGGTCTTGCACTTGTATAACTTGTTGGATAATAACCATCTGCTACACAACCAAAATCGCCAAAGTCACTAACAGAGTTTGAAATACTTAGATAACCACCTCTTGTAGTTTTGAATCCTGTTGTACAGAAAACTGTAAAGCAACTAACAATCTGCGTATATCCAAAGTTTGTAATTTCAAAACCAGGTCCGCCTTGAGCAATTTGAGTAAATGCGTCAGCAACAAATGACTTAACTAAAGATGCAGGATTATATAAATCTCCATCAACTAGCATACCGCCGCCGCCACCTTCTAAGTCTACTTGTTTTTCATAAGGAATAGCTGGATTGTCTTCGATCAATATTGGTCTGGCGCCTGGTGCTATACCTTCAATTTGTACAGTTTCAAATGGCACAAATTCAGTACCATCATTTAACCAAGGACCGTTCATGTTTGTACAGTTTTGCACATATGGCGAAGTTGTACACAATGTTCCTGGTCTAATACTTGCACACCACGCTGGAGCTCTCAAAGCTCTAAATGTCATTTGATATAGATAACATCCGTTACCCATTAAAAAGAAATTTTGAGTTGGATTATTTGGAAAAACTCTTGTATTACGCAGTTCGCCTGTGCCAGATATTGTAACAAAATCGGGCATAGAAATTGGATTATCTTCATAGTAGTCACCAGGAGCAACCATAATTGTAGTTCCTGGTACGGCAACTGCTACTGCTGCTTTTATAGTGCGCTTTGCACCATCAGGGCCCATACTACGGCCATCGTTACTATCGTTACCGTCTTGATTCACATAAAGAACATCAGTTACTTCTGGACCGCTTATGTTTCCTGTAACTGTAACTGTAGCGTCAATAGCCAACTTTCCACTTGGTGGGTTTATTTCAACATCACCATTAGATTTAAGGATTACCGACTGATCGTTAATCTTTCTTTCGTGAATTTTTTGACCCTTAAAATATTCCATGTTTTAAACTTCCAAATAACTTAATGTAACACTTAAATTGGTAGGTGCAGCACCTACCATAATTATCCTATCACCTTCTTCTAATACCAGTCTTTCGACATTAAACGTAAATGTTTCTGCCGAAGGCACTGACAAATCATTTAGCACTTGATTGTCGTCACCTTTTGCATCACCGTCTACAACAACATGCATGTCAAAGCTAGTATCGCCTATTCCTGATCCATCATCAACTGCCGTATTGCATACTAGAATAGTGGTAATAGCATACTTTTTTCCAGACGGAACAGTTAATATGGTAGTATCTGTAGCGTTTATGGTTGAGTTTACTATTGCCATCTTCTTTCCTTAAAATATAATACTAAAAAGCAGAGCTTTATTTCTGCTTATAAGTTCGTCTTGCGTTCCTAAAGCGTTTCTAAAAAACACACCAGTGCCGCCGTCTCCTTCTGCTTTACCGTAAAGCAACACACCTTCACTAGGATCAGCAGTAGGATCAGTTTGTTCTGTTAGTTGTGCAACACTATCGACTTGCACAACTCCAGTGCCGCTACCTCTAATAATAACATCGCCGATTAAATCAAGATTGGTAATTATGTTATCATTTAATCTGATATTTCCTATTTCTACTCTATCATCATAAAATATAGCCGCTTCTGTACTATCAACAGTAATTACTGCTCTACTGTCTTCTAATGGTTCTATTTCTTGATCAAAAATTCTAACACTAGTGTTTGTAGTCAAATCATTATATGTAATTCTATCTTGATAGTTGTATTTGTGATAATCTCTTACATAATCAGTTAAAGTTTTTGCAGTAATTAAAGCATCTAAATCATAAGGTGTTCCAAGTTTATCCGGGTTACTAGCTATGTTTTGTATTTCACCAGCAACGTATGGAAATACTTGTTGATGATAATCAGCAGTACCTCTAACACTAACTATTCCTGTGCCTTCTGCTAAAAATATTAAATCGTTGTTGCCATTAGTTTTTATACCACTAGCATACAAAGTTTTAAGTTTATTTTGAGAATCTTTAAATATAAATGCGCCTGCATCTACATCAGGAAATGTAGCTAAATCTAATCCTGAATCACTTGGAACTATGTTTTTTAATTCTTCATCAAAGAGTATGCTTGCGTTAAAACCTCCAGAAGCTTCGCCTCTGTCGATAATTAAACCAGCTTGACGTGCGCCATCTGCTTCACTAACACCTGGACCTACTTCACCGTCGTTTAGTGTGATTGTTCTATCTCTAACAACAACTTCGTTAACTTCGGTCTGAGTAATATTACCTGTAACATTCAAGCTACCTGTAATGTTTACTTCTCCTAAATCTGCACCAGTGTCGATTGTAAACGTGGCGTTATCATTTAACTTAATCTTATAGGAATCGAGATCAAGTATTTCAACTCTTTGAGCCATTATCTAACTCCTTAGATTGCAGTCAAACGTAGTAATGATTCGGTTGAGTCGTCCTCAGCTGTCCATGTATAACGATTTCCGTTATAATCTACTGCTGTTCTGTTGAATAACTTTTTAATTGCAATAGCGCCGCCGCCATCTCCAATACCTATGATTTGGCATTCTAAATTTGCGTTTGGTTCTGAACCATCTGATGTTAATCTGCAAATTCTTGTAATTGTATCACCATCGTTTGAGCAGTTAAATTTATTTGTACCACGTTGTGATAAAATGTAACCTTCGATTAAATTTGAACCATCGTGGAATCTAATTGGAATATTAGCTGCTGCTCCACCTGTTGCTCCAAAGTATCTTTTATTTACTGGACGTCCCATTGTTTTTCTCCTTATGTTGACGTTCTAGGTCTACGCAGTGGGTACTGCATAAGTCCTCATCGTGAGGCTCTCCTCTTGACATAAGTATTTATCTTTTTAGTAAAAATGGGTTATAATGACCATAAAAAAAGGCCTGCAATTATGTTGCAGACCTTTCTCTATAATATTGATAGGTTGGACTAAGGATTACCAACAATCGCCTTTGTAGATCCTGTCTAATAAAGCGAAGCCTAGCATCGGATAGTTATTTCCAAAATACGCATCTTCATGTCTCCATGCTCATGCGCTGCCACTACAGCTACTAGCCAAGTTACTGCCTCTACTAAGCAGCGTTTCCTTGCACTATCTAACTTGGACCGTCGTCTTCGTTATGTACTTAATATAGCATATACAAAATAAAAGTCAACCTATTTTTGTAATTTCTTCTGCATATCTTCTACCTTTTTTTTCAATATATGTGTATTCAACTCTGTCACCTTCGTTAAATTCATAATTTATTGTTTCAAAGTAAACATCTTGACGTAATGTTTTCCATTGGTCAGGTAGTATTGTTCCATACTTTTTTCTTTTACTAAACTTTATAATTGTGCCAGTGTGTTCCATATCAACTCCAATACAATATACTTATCAAAAAAATAGGCCCCGTAGGGCCTATCTTGTTTTTTTATAATGTTTGCCTTAGCTGAATGATACGTTTGAAACGCTTACACGAGCTAGGTAATCAGCAGCATTGCCAAGTGACGATGCTGTGTTGTTTAGCTCAACATAACCGTAACGTGTCATGAAGCTTACTACTGGCTCGAATGATGTTGGATCTAGTACAACACCTGAGCTCATTAGTGGGATGTATGGGCAGTAGAACGCTGCTGCGTCTGATTCTGAAGAACCTTTGTAACCAATTAGTACATCTTTGCTGTCTGATGCATATGTGTTTACATATACTTTCATTGCGTTGTTCAATGTACCAACCATTTTTGTGTTTGTTGGTGCTTCAAATGTGCCTTCTGTTGTACGTGCAAACGCTGAAGTTGTTGCAGATTGTAGTACTGTTAGTGTGTGTGGTGACACAACTGCCCAGTTACCTGCGCCTCTGCGTGTACGCTGTGCGATTTTGTTTGATGCACGGTTGATCATAACTGCTAGAGCAGCATGTTCGTCACCAACAAATGTCGCTGTACCTGAAACAGCAGCTTGGTCAAACTGTACGTCTGATTCCGCTGAACCTGCTAGGCTATATAGTGACTCAAGAACTTCTTGGTCGATTTCAGCAGTAATCTCTTGTGCTAGTGCAGCCATGATTTCTGCTTCTACGTCGATACCATGCTGTGACTGAGCGTCCTGAGCTGCTTCAAATGTCCAGCGAGCTGACAATTTACGTGTCTTCGCTTCGACAGTTTGCTTCAAGATCTGGATGCTTAGACGGTTACCTGCGGTACCTTCCATAGCTGAAGTTGAGTTTGCTTTACCTCCATCTGAACCAGCTTCGTCACCTGAGTAACCGATAGCTAGTTTAAATGGGCTTAGTGCCTCTTCGCCTGCTGTTGCGTCATCAGCTGTGTCTGTATAACGAACGCGAAGTGTGTGAATCTGGCCAACTGGACCAGTCATTGGTTGTACACCAACAATCTCGTTTGCGATGACAGTTGGCATCACACGTCTGATTACTGGAAGAATAACACGGTTAAGTGTTGCGATATTACCGGCAGATGTAGCACCAGCAGTTGCAGTCTCCATCAAATACTTGCGAGTATTTTCAAGTGTTGAAGCCATTACTGCTTTCTTTGTGCCTTGTAGGCCTTCAAGAAGTGCTGTTTTAGTATCGTGCCAGCGACTTTCTAATAGTTCTGACATTGGTTTCTCCTTATTTATAGTCCAGCTAAACGCTTAAAGTCAACTAAATTGTCTTTTGCGTCTGCTGTCATGTCATTTGTTTGTGTTTCTACACGGTTGCCTGTTACTTCTTTTGCCTCTGCCAATACTGCCTTCTTCTTTGCTGGAGATTTACCGTCAATTACTGCCGGTAGATACTTGTCAAACGATTCACGAAGTTTCTTCGTTTGTACAGATTCCAGTAAGTCCATCATAATACTTTTCTGATCCTTGTTTAAAGGAGCAGTTAGTTCACTAATAATGTCATTGCGAGCAATAGACTCGTTAATCATTTTGATTTTCTTGTCTTGTGCTTCTGCAAGTTTGATTGCTTTCGCCGCTGCTTCACGTGCTTCTGCTACTTGTTTTGTCTTAGCATCAACTACTTTTAATAGTTTAGATGTTTCTGATTTTTCATTTAGCAGACTGTGAGTGTATTCGTTAGCAAATGCTTCGAATATTTTGCGACCAAAGTCATTCTTACGTGCGCTATCGATATCTTCTTTTAGTGCTGTAATCTCTTTTGTGAGACCTTTAGCAACTGTTTCTGATACCAATGTTGCACTTTTCTTGATAAAGTCTGACTTAACTTTATCTAGTTGAGCTTTGCCTTCACGTACAAGACGTACTTTTGTTTCAGCAAGATCTTTTTTATCTTCGTAAAACTCTGCAAGTTCTTTTGCAAGTGACTCTACTACAAACTCTTCCATAGCAACAAATTTGTCAGCCATAGCTTTTTGATCTGAGTGTAGTTCCGTTACTTCTTTTTTCAACGATTCTAATACAAAATCTTTTAACAAGTTTGCATTTTCACGTTGAGCAACTGCAAATTTAGCTTTTGCCTCAGCAAGTTGCTTACGATCTTCTTGGAATTCTGCAATTTCTTCACTTAGTTTTTCAGTAACTAGTGCGTCAATTGCTTCTACCATAGTTTGCTTGTCATGTTCATATTTGCCAGCAAACTCTTCACGTAGTTCAGCAGTAACAGCAAGGCGATTTTCTTTCACCTTAGCGTTCCAAGCCTCTTCAAGTTCTGTACGAACTTCTTCCGAAATAGCAGTGTTTTCAAAGAGTGATTTCAGTGCATCATTCATTTTTTTCTCCTTGGTCACTGGAGTTTGTCTATTATGTTTAATAGACTCTCTTTTATATATTGTTGTGCCTTTTTGTCGCCTTGTACTTCCCTAGCTGTATGGAACGCCTTCAAACCACCATTGGTATTCATTAGGTGTTCATATATTGGTGTTGGATAAGCACCGGGGGCGCTAGGCTGAGCCACAACGTCCACGGTGATTATTTCGAAATCAGTTACTTCTCCTGATCCGTCTTCTTTTACATTGCCTGAACCCCTTGATGAAACACCTAGTTTAACGCTGCTTTCGAGCATTGTTTTTACCAGTTGTCCCATTGGAGTAGGCAAGATTTTTAACTTGCCATAACCGTTTGGTCCATCCATCCACATTTCTGAGATCATATGGCTTACACGGTCCAAGTTAATGTTAAGTCCGTCTGGATGATCTACTTCACCTAACACTGAGTAGCCACCACTAATTTGT